CCTTGGATTTAATTGAATCTGAAAGCCTAGTTGCATCCATGTTGATACCAACCTGTGCATCTAAGTCATTCGAGGATATTGCTTCTTGGACGATATCGTCAATTGCCATGTCCACTTCTGGAATCAATGACATCTGTCGGTATCTTACGATTAAGTCTTGTTCAGACTTAACCCCACCTTCCATGTCTACGAATGTCCCTTGGGCCATTCCGCCACCTATTTGATAACCACCTTGCCCAACTTCTACAACTTGAGCTCCATCGTCATTTATAGGTGCAACAAAGGTAGGTGCTTGTCCCTCTGCGTCTTTCCTCTTTATTTCAAATCCAAATATTTCCATAATATATATTTATAACACTAAAGAAGGAACTCTAATTAAAGAGTTCTTTCCCAGTGTGAATATGCGAATGTTACATCAAAAGACTGTATCTCATCAGCAGTATCGTAACTTAATTCGATATTTGCTAAAGTTTGAGGGTACATATTATACAACTCATAAGTTGCAATAATACTGTCATCTCTATTTAACTGAGATATAGTTGCTCTAGAAACCAAATAGTCTAAATCAGTTGCACCAACTCCACTATCTAGTTCTTGTATGCTTTCCATCCATTGTTCTACTGCTGTTCGAGTAGAAAAGTTTACATCGTTGATTACTGTTATTGTCCAATCTTCGAAAGTCCTGTCACCTGCTACCTTTAATTTATGTCCTCTAAAAGGAACTTCAATTACTGGTAAGTTTGAGCCTGGTATCGCAGCTGTTTTACACATAAACTCGATATTTTGGCCCATTCTAGGAACATAGACTCTGAATCTATTAGAACGAACACCACCAGCGATTAACTGTGATTTAAATTCATCTATAGTTGCCATCTTTTACTCCTTAGTTACCATATTGGGTATTAGTTGCACCATACACTTCTTCGAATTCTACACCAGACCTAGCTGCAACAAAGTTTAGTGTGATGAAGTTGATACTTCTATTAGGTTTAACAAAAATGGAAGCTTGGAATTGATTTGCATCCACAATCGCTTGTGAGTTATTTGTGTCATCACAAACAACTTGGAAATCTACTATTCCTCGTCTTCCCTTAACTTGTCTTAAGAAAGGTTCAATCGTTGCTCTAAATTGAGCTCTTGTAAATGCATCGTTAAATTCGAATAATTGGAATTTAGCTGCAGTACTGATTGCTTTCTCCATAACAATAAATAATCTTCTAACATTGATTCTATCAAATGCACTTGCACTTGCAAGTAAAGTTTTGTCTCCAAACAATACAGTCCCTTGGCCAGGGAAAGTTACTATTGGATTAACCCTCTTCTTATATAGTGCATCTCTTTGAGCTTGATTTGGATTAAAAGACAACTTAGTAATTCCTAAGATTTGTCCTCTATTATAACCAGCTGGTGAGAACCATGCGTCTCTTTCTGAATCAGTTCTTGCCATGATTCCTGCTGTGTGTGAACATGCTGGTAAATAACAGAAGTTGTCTGTATATTTATCATACTGATAACACCATGCACTATCCATGACTGCATAAGAACTTGAAGATAATGTTTGTGCAAAAGCTATAATTGAAGCTGCTTCACTTCCACTGTTGTTTACACAATCAGCTTTACGAGGTGAAATGATTGCCATGCAATCTTTTCGTGCTTCACACAATGCAATTAAATTATTTGCTTGTGTTGTTGCTTCTGCAAGGGTGGATACGACTGACCCACCAGCATAACCATCTAGTGGCCCTGCTATTAAAAAGTCAACATCTTGAGTTTCAGCATCACCAAAGTATGTGGTGTTTGCTGAGTTTTTAGCCCCAGATGATAAAGGAAATCCATCCAGACCATAAGACAACGAACCACCTAAAGGTAGGTCGTGTTGGTCAAACGCTGCACCTGCAGCTGCAAATGTGTTTCCTGATTCTGTTAATGCTGAATTATCGTGGTTTGTCCAGAAAATGTAATTAGAGTTGTATCTTATTTTATCAACATAGTAGTTAGAATTACCTTCTGAATCTTTAGCATTAGATGCCATTGAAAGACCTTCGTATACTTCTAAAATTTCTCCAACGATTCCTGTTATAGAACCATCTTCATCCACTACAATAACATGTACCTCATCCAAAGAACTTGAGTTTGCAAGAGCATCTGGACTTGAGCCAGGAGCTTTTGTAAAGTTCTTTGCAAATTCCCATTCACGAGTAACATTTGTTGTATTGCCTGGGGCAACCTGTAAACCAGAAGTTCCATCGGACTCTAGTGCAAATGTTAATGTGTTTGAGGAGATACCAGATATTTTGTATCTGTCTGTGTGGTTTGCAAAAGTGATTATATCACCAACAACAAACGCAGCTCCAGATGCAACATCAATAGCAGTTTGACCAACACTTATAGAAGCGTCGGATACTGTAGATGCAGCTCCTAGTGAAAATGCATTAGCACTTGCACAAACTGATACTTTTAAACTGTTACCTAAACTACCA